CTGGATGACTTCACTCAGATAACCCTTCGATTGCGGGGCAAGTCCAACCATCAAAAGCGGTTCTTCCTGACCTTTAACCCGGTCAGCGATACCCACTTGATAAAGAAGCGATTCTTCGATGAAGTGCCGGAAGCAGAGCAGGACCAAATACTAAGGTTGCATGGCACTTACCGGGATGCGCTCAGCTTTCTGGATGCCAACTACATTACTCGCATGGAAGCCCTCCGGGAAGTGAATGAGACGATGTACGAAATCTATGCCCTCGGCCACTGGGGTATCTGGGATAAGGAAAAGCTGTTTGCCAAAGAATTTGACGAGGATATTCATGTCTTCCGGGGTGCAATCAAAGCCAAGCCCGGGATGCCTCTTTACCTTTCCTTTGACTTCAACTCGGCCAACGGCGGGAATACCTGCCTTGTCGCACAGCACACTATCAACGCACCAAAGGACCGATACTACTGCAATGTCCATGTGCTGAAGGTCTACCGGATGCACGACTTGGAAGCCATGTGCCAAACCATATTAGCTGAATATCCGGGATTCGAATATCATATCAACGGGGACCGAAGCGGTAAAAATGCGAATGAGGCGACAAGCGACAACAAGTCCAATTATCAACTAATAGCCAATTACCTGCATCTTGATCCGACTTACCAGATGCACATACCCAATGCCAATCCACGCTACATTTCCAGCCGCTTGCACACGAATCTGGTGCTGAAGCATGGCAAGGTTCTACTCTCCTTGCACGACCATAACGAAGGCACCTTTGCAGCTACCTTTATGCCTGAATTGATAGCGGACTTAAAAGCGGCCCGGATAAACAACGATGGCAGTCTGGATGCATGGAAGAAGGAAAACCCACAAATCGGCCACTGTCTGGATGCCTTGCGGTATTACCTGACGACCAACTTTTACCAGATTGTTGCGGAATATGGGCTGCAAGAATTTGGCGACAAAATTGCGAAAAGTAGTAACTTTGCCCCATGAGCTGCTGCAAGAATATCCTGAAAGTCTGCACCCTTCTGCCCGATTGCATGGAGTTGTTTTATATCCATGTTCCACCGGGCTATTTATCTGAAACCATTGTAATTCAGATAACCAATGGCAAGGGCATGATGGTGAATCTGATACTGGATGTTGAAAACGGCAAGGCCTTAATCGACCTGACTGACCTAACCCTGATTGATGCAGCGTGGTTCAATCCCTTTGCCGGGCAATACCTACTGCAATACTTTGATGCCGAAGAAACTCTAATCCTGTCGCAGTACAACGGCAAGGCATACGACACCATAGCATTTTCAGTCGGCCAATACTCTGACTCAGTTGGCGAACTGAATCCCTTTGTTTCAGAATGATTTGAATAACAGGTTAAAAATCCGCTTGGTTGTGCTAAGCGGTTTTTTTATACATTTGCAAAAACAAAATAACATGAAAAAGATAATTGTAATCGCAGTTGCACTCCTGACCATGTCAGTTGGCTGCACTCAAAAGCCAAAGTACAGAGAATTCACTTGTTACCGGGTTGATCCTGCCAGCTTGATATGCAAGTACCGGGCGAGAGCGCAAAACAGCAACGATGAGATTATCATTCTTGACGAATGCGGAAAGTACCGTGTTGGGCAAGTAATCGCAAAGCAACTTATTGACTGAGATGAAAAATAAATGTAACTGCGGCACGAAAAGGCCAAAAGGAACCAGAGGCGGCAAACGATGATATTTGCAGCCATCTCCACCGCTTTCTTCGCATGGTTCTTTGCCTATTCATTAGACAATGTGCCTTATCTCAAATGGTACGGCCGGCTAATTGACCGAATGCCTTACCACTTGGAGAAGCCATTAGGCCGATGCCCATTCTGCATGGCACCTTGGTTATTTCTACTTTACATTATTACGAAACAAAATGAACTTATTCACACTCTTTGGCAAGTCCCGCACGGCTTCGGTTGGGTCTATGCCGCCAACGAAGCCTTCGGGCGATATTTTGCCCCTGCCGATTAAGTACAACGGCAACGCACCAAAGGAATGGGCTGATAAAATTGAATATGCCTTTACATCGGGCAGCGTTCATTTCTTTCGGTTCATTTCCGAACCATACATCCCTTACACCCGGGCCAATGCTGCCTTGGACATCTATGAAGAACTTGAATGGGGAATCAGTCCGGCATTCCTGCAGAAGCATATTCAGGCCGTTGATTCAGTCCTGACTGACCCAAAAAACAAGACCAAAGAACAACTATTGGCAAAGTTGGCGGTGCTGAATAGCCACCTAAAAGAGCGATTTGGTTTGGCGACCAATCTGACATTGCGCATGAAATTGGCAACGGTCCTTTACTTCGATGAGACCGAGGATATTACTACCTATAACTATCAATATGGCGTGGCAAAGGCAAAGCACTGGGCTGAAAGCCATGACATCCCTGATTTTTTTTTGAAGCTGCCAATTCTAAACTTTCTGCCCTCTTTGCAAGACTGGGAGCAGAATTTGGCAACGCTTATACGAGCCGAGGCAATAAAGGCAATCCACCATCTGGAAGTAGTTACTATGCTGAGTACACCCGGCGAAATAAATCCAGAATTGCAGAACTTATTAGACTCACAAAAGGAGTTATTCGAGATTATCAGGAATTGGAAGTAATGGCTATTTGGAAGCACAATGTTGTTAAAGAAGAACTGATCCAGATGCTGAAAGGAAAAAAGTAAGGTCCATTTTGTTTTAACTTTGAATTGAAAGACCACCTGTTTTGCGGGTGGTTTTTTTATGGAAATACTTTTGCAATTATCCTAATTATCAAAAGGGTATTTTTGCGAAAAACAAACGGCATGGCAACGATTAGCACTAACGACATTGTAGTCAATTATAAACTCGGGGATGTCTCCGGGCTGGCTCAACTTGAAGGCAAGTTATCCAACCTGACAAAAGATGAGCAGGCTGCACTTGCTGAGGCCAAAAGGCTGACGGCTCAATTCCAAAAGATGGGCAACGAAGGCAAGGCCGGGGCTGAAAAGGTCAGTCAGGGGGTTAATTCTGCAAGGTCCAGTATGGGAAACCTTGGCAGCACCATCAACAGCATTGGCAGCTCTTTAGGTATAGCTTTCAGCGGTGCCGCAATAGTGGCCTTCGGAAAAGAGGTAATCAACATTACGGCCAAATTCGAGCAACTTCAAAAGGCTATCACCTTTGCATCCGGCTCAATTGAGGAAGGTCAAAAATCAATGGCTTTCATCCGGCGCACTGCATCCAGCCTTGGATTGGACTTGCTCGGGGTTGCCGAAGGTTACAAGACTTTTGCAGCCAGTTCCAAAATGGCCGGCCAAAGTACCGATGAAACGAATCGGCAATTTCTGGCAGTTACAAAAGCGGTTGCAGCAATGGGCCTCAGTACGGACGATGCCAAGGGGGTATTTCTTGCCCTCGGGCAAATTATGGGTAAAGGCACCGTGCAGGCAGAAGAATTACGGGGCCAAATCGGCGAAAGATTGCCGGGTGCCTTTAATCTGGCAGCCAAATCAATGGGAGTAACTACCGCAGAACTGAATAAGATGCTGCAACAAGGTCAGGTAATCAGTGCTGAATTTCTGCCAAAGTTTGCGACTGAATTAGAAAAGACCTTTGGTGCAGAGGCCGCAAAGAATATCAATACACTGACAGCAAGCCAAAACAAATTCGGGGCTGCATTGGATTCACTGATGGTTGCCCTCGGTACGACTTATGAGGGCCGGATTAAGAGTTTCTTTGATACTTGGGCAAATAACTTTGACCGGGTGAAAGGCCTGATTGACCCGGGTACGGCAATGTTTGATAAGGGTATGCAGCAATCCATGAAGCTATCGCAGGAGGCCTTAAAAATTGCAATCAACAACAAGAATGCAGAAATCAGGCAGCTGAAAGAGCAATACCGACTGACGGCCGATATAGTTGCCGCTGATGGAGAGATGAGCGACTTGGAAAAAGTTATGGTGGATCAGTTGCCCGATAAGATTACCATGCAGCAAAAGTTTAGGGATGGTATGTATGCCAACCTGAAAACCACCGAAGACACCGCAAAGGTTCAAAAGGAAAGTGTAGAGCTGACAAAAGAGGAGCTGAAAGCACTCAAAGATATGTTTGCTCTGAGGGAAAAAATGTTCGACACGCAGACCGCAATCCGGAAATTAAGGGCCGACCTCAGAAATGACCCAGTTGGAATAATTGGCGCTGATGTGGCCTACTTTGATGCCCTTTACAAATTGCAGATTGAGTATAAAAGAAAAGGACTTGCGGTAACTGATGACGAGATTGAGCTGACCCGCCTGAAAAAAGAAAAGGCTGCAAGCGATATGAAGGAAATGGAGGCCAAAATTCAAAAAGAGTCTGATGATGAGCGAAAAAAGCAAATCGAAAAGACTGAAAAAGAAATTGCCGATATTCGAAAAAGGGCAATGGATGGTGTTGTAAAAAGAAACAACGAGCAAAATGACGAATTGAAAAAATCAACAGACCGATTTGAGGCCAAGCAATATGAGCAAATTCAGAAAGAAATTGAAATGCGCAAGGAGGCCGAAAGGATGACTATCGAGATGGCCCAAATGACGGTAAACTCAATCTTCAACCTGCAATCCCAATATGCGGCCAATGAACTTGCACGAAAGCAGCGGCAATTCGATGAGGAAATCAGACTGGCAGACGGCAATCAGCAGAAAATTACCGAGATTGAGGAAAAGAGGCGGGCAGCGGAAAGAGAGGCCCGAATAAAGCAGTTCAAAGCTGATCAGATGCAGGCGATTGCCAATGTGATATTCAACACAGCCCCGATAATTGCTAAGTATGCCGCTGGAGTAGTTACTGCACCTCTGGCAACCATTGCCGCTGCATCTGCTGCCTTGCAGATTGGCTTCATCCTTGCCCAACCAGTACCAGAATTTGCAAAAGGGGTGGAAAACTTTGAAGGCGGTCCGGCCATTGTTGGTGAGCAAGGCCGTGAGTTGGTAAGGACCGACAAAGGCCTATTCCTGACCCCTGACAAGGCCACAATGACCTACCTGCCCAAAGGTTCAGATGTAATCACCGCACCTAAGACAAGGGAGTTATTACAGGGCAATTCAACTTTCCTGAATCGGCAAAACCAATGGACGGCAATCGATACA